TGGTGACGTATTCTAGCCAGTTTGATGATGCAGCTTGGGCAAAAACTAACTCAACAGTAACGGCAAATACAATCGTAGCTCCTGACGGAACATTAACTGGCGATAAGTTAGTTGAAACAACTGCGACTGGTTTTCACACAGCTAACCAAACTCAAACGGTTACAAATAATGCGCCATACACAATTAGCGTGTATGCAAAAGCGTCAGAACGTAATTGGCTATACATACTTGAGGACAGTGGAGGTAGTAATTACGCTTTCTTTAATTTAAGCACAGGTGTTACTGGTACTGTAAATGCGGGGACAGCCACTATTACTTCGGTTGGTAATGGATGGTATCGCTGCACACTTACACACACCCAAACTATTGGAACGGCTGAAAGAGTACGAATTGGAGTTAGTAACGCAAACGCTACATTTTCATACGCCGGAGATGGCTACTCAGGCATTTACATTTGGGGCGCACAGTTAGAAGCCGGAGCATTCGCCACATCGTACATCGCCACAGTAGCTAGTCAAGTCACAAGAGCAGCAGACGCAGCAAGCATGACAGGGACAAATTTTAGTAGTTGGTTTAATAATGCTGAGGGTAGTTTTTATGGGGAAGCTACACCCAATGCCTTGACCTCGGATAGTAGGTATATTCATGTTGGTGATGCAGCAACTAACAGAATGATATTTTTTGGAAGTTCTGCCACATTTTTTGTACAAACTAGAACAGCAGGAGTGGACGTAGCCTCATTGTCGTTTTCTAGTCTTGCAGCTAATACAACATTTAAATTTGCCAATACATATAAGGTAAATGATTTTGCAGCTACTGTAAATGCTAGTACTGTACAAACAGACACAGCAGGAACCGTACCAATAGCATCGCAAATGATTATTGGATCAAGTGCTTCTAGTAGTGCTTTTTTAAACGGCACAATCAAAAAACTATCCTACTTCCCACGCAGACTGTCTAGCGCAGAACTTCAGGAGATGACATCGTGAGTATTATTAAACTAATCGGCGATGCGCCTAATCAAGTATCCCGTAACAAACAGTTCGGTGATTTAGCGTGGAGTACCTTTGCACCTTACAACGGCACGGGATTACCTGCTCCTACGATTGCAAGTGCTACCACGATAGATCCGCTGACACCTATTATTTTTGTTTCTGGTACTACGGCGGTAGTAACCATCACTCCTCCGCCTAGCTTGGTTGGTGGCGGTCAGCTCATTATCATTCCCACGGGTATCTTCACCACCACGACTGCGGGTAACATTGCGTTAGCGTCTACAGCGGTAGTGAGCAGAGCGTTGATTATGGTCTGGGATGCCACGACAACCAAATGGTATCCATCTTACTAAGGACACATCATGAGCGTTTCACAGAACTTTCCAGCCATTGCACCATCGCTATGAACTTAGAACCTAAATTCTACGTCTACGAGCATATCCGTCCTGATACAGGTGCGGTGTTTTATGTTGGGAAAGGATGTGATGAACGTGCTAAAAACTTTGCTTCCCGCAGCAAAAAATGGAAGTCAATCAAACAAGAAGCGGGTGGTGTTGAAATTCGTTATCCAGTAGTAAAGGCGGACGAAGAGTTGTCATTCCTTGCTGAGATGGAATACATTGATGCATTGCGCCGCCGTGGTGTTGCGCTAATCAATGAAAGCAATGGCGGGACAGGTACTACAGGTTGGATACCTAGCGAAGAAACACGCAGAAAAATTGGTGCAGCCAACAAGCACACGCCTAAGGCAACTGGCAAACAACACGGCATGTATGGCAAAAAACATACGCCTGAGTCTTTAGCCAAGATAAGCGAATCCCGTAAGGGCAAGATGGTTGGCGCACAACACCCAATGTTTGGAAAGCATCATACTGAAGAAATACGCCGTAAAATATCTGAGAATTGCAAAGGCAAACAGGTTGGGGAAAACAATCCGTTTTACGGTAAAACGCATACGCCAGAAGTTCTTGAGAAAATGCGGGCGGCTCATTTAGGTCGTAAAGCGTCTGTGGAAACTAAAACAAAAATGCGTGATACACACTTACAATTAGCACCTGAATCGAAGCTGTCTAAACCTGTTCTGTGTTTAACTAATGGCATTGAATACTACGGGCTTAATGAGGCATCTAAGCAACTTAATTTGCATCGCCAAAGTATCAGACAGGTTTGTAACGGTACGCTGAAAAAAACTGGCGGCTATAAATTTCAATGGAGTAACAAATGAGCGTATCTCAAAACTTTAGCGCAATTTCGCCTTCTTTATCGCTTGACTTCGCAAACGTCCAAGCACTCGATCCCCGCATTACCTACGCCAGAGCATCGACAGCCACCTACTACGGCACTCGCACGGCGTTAGCAGAGCAGAATTTATTGTTACAGAGTCAGGCGTTTGACAATGCGGCGTGGACTAAAAGTAATACAACAGCAACATCTGATGCTACGACAGCGCCGGACGGGACTACGACTGCCGAAACCTTAACAGTTACAGGCGTTGCTGTAAATACAGGCGTGTATCAATCCAGAGGGGCAACAGCGTCAGGTGTTACGTTATCTGTTTTTGCAAAAGCTAACACTAGTAATTTTATAGGTATTACGCCACATTCTCAAAATATAGCTTGTTATGCAAATTTTAATTTAAGTACTGGTGCAGTAGCTAGTTCCGCCGGATGCACTGCGTCAATTGTTAGCGTAGGTAATGGGTGGTATAGATGCATACTAGCAAACTCAACACTTACTGGGGATGGGTTTGTAACAATTAGTGTAAAAAATAGTGACCCAGCAGCAAATCCTTGGAACAACGGAAGTGCTTCGATTGGTGATTCTATCTACATCTGGGGCGCACAGCTAGAACAACGCTCCACAGTAACCGCATACACACCCACTACAACCCAACCCATCACGAACTACATCCCCGTCCTCGAGACAGCCGCATCAGGTGTAGCAAGGTTCGATCACAACCCCACGACTTTCGAGAGTTTAGGTCTGTTGGTTGAGCAGCAGAGTACGAATTTGCTGACGTATTCGGAACAGTTTGATAATGCGAGTTGGAGTAAAAATAATGTAACGGTAGCGGCTAACCAAGTTATTGCCCCTGATGGAACTTTAACAGCGGATGTTGTGTCTGGGAGTACCTCAAATAGCATAATCCAAAAAAATGCAAGTATTTTAGCTAACACATCACCTTATGTGTGGTCTGCATATATTAAACATTTAACGGGTAGTACATCTTGCGAAATGCGCTTGGCACTGACTGGTGGTACTACTGTTGTCTCTGAGTTTGATATAAATGCTCAAACAGGAGAGATACTTAGTGGGGCTGGAACTGTTACTCCCGTTGGTAATGGATGGTATAGAGTTTCGGTAATTGCTACCAATAACAATACTAATACAAGTGCGGTCTGTCAGTTGTATACAACTAATAAATTAAACAGTGCTAGTGAAATTATTATCTGGGGCGCACAACTCGAAGCCGCAGCCTTTAGTACGTCCTACATCCAAACTGTAGCCAGTCAAGTCACCCGTGCCGCTGATAGTGTTGAAATGACAGGGACGAATTTTAGTAGTTGGTATAACATGTCAGAGGGAACTATTTATGGTGAATCTTCTCTTGTTGGTCGCCCCAATCCATCAACTGGCATTTTCTTTAGAGTACAAAATGCTGCAAACGGATTAGTTGCATATCAAAACGCAGCATCCACAAGCGAAATCAGTATTTTTGATGAAACAAATGCAACAACTTCTCCCGCAGGAGCCTCTGCCGTAGGTGCATTTCGGAAATTTGCTACTGCTTTCGCACCGAGTGGGATGGCTTCTATATGGTCAGGTGGGACTGTTGGGACAAGTGCCTATAATAATAGGTTCTCTACTGCTACAGGAGTAAATTTGTTTGGTTCTGTTGCGGGTACTGCAAACTGGAACGGACGCATCAAAAAACTTGCTTACTACCCATTACGTTTAACCAACGCCCAACTTCAAGCATTAACAGGCTAAAGGAAACAACATGACACTAGAACAAGCAAAAGAGCTTTTACGTCAATCCGAGATTTATTTCTACGAAGGCGAAGGCGTTTGGGTGGGTGCTGATGACGCTGACGAGAATGACCCTAACAACATGAAACCCACGCTCGGCATTGACGGTCAACTAACGGCAGAGAGCATTATGGCTTTGGCTATCGTGGTTGCGGCTGAAGGATTAAACTTCTCTTTAAAAAAGGAATTAGCATGTACACAGATTTATATTTAAAATTCGCAGACCAAGCAGAAGCTGATGCCATCCTTTACACCGTGCATCCTGAAGAAGTAGACGATGAAGGCGTAATAATTGTTGAGGCTTACACCACGCCTAACTACCAGAACATCGACACAATCGGCGTAATCTACGAGCCGATGCCTGACCCACTACCTGAGCCACCACCTGAGCCTGTGCCTTACGATGGGTGGTTTGTTAACGTGCGTGTGGTGGAAGGCGAAGATGCAGATCCGTTAATGCCTTTTAGCATTGATCCACAGCCGTATCCTATGCGTATCTGGGCTTAACCCTTTGTACAAATATTATTTTTAGGAGTACCCCATGCCCAGTACCTTCTCGACCTCGTTACGTATTGAACTCATCGGGCCGGGTGAGCAAGCTGGCGTTTGGGGTACCACTACAAACAATAACCTCGGTGAGTTGATCGAACAGGCTATTACGGGAATTACGACCCTTGATGTCACGTCCGGTAACATTACACTTACCTCACTGAACGGCGTGGTTGATGAAGCGCGAAGTGCTGTGCTTTCTGTAATTGGTACGCCCGGTGTAACTCGGATTCTGACTATCCCGAATGAAAACAAAAACTACACGGTTCAAAACTCAACCGCAAACATCGTTCAAGTAAAGACCGCTTCTGGCACGGCGTTTGATTGCCCACCGTTATCTCATTCGTACATTACCTGCAATGAGTCAAACGTAGTGGTTGGGCGATCTATTACGACCGGAGCAAACGCAGTTACATCGCTTGCTGCACCTTTTAATTCTCCTGCATTTACAGGTGTACCTACTGCGCCTACAGCCGCTGGGGGAACAAACACCACACAGCTTGCAACGACTGCTTTTGTTAACGCTGAGATTGCCTCGGATACGGCTGGTTTAGCACCACTTGCCTCACCCACGTTTACAGGTGTCCCCGCTGCACCTACAGCTTCTGTCGGTACAAATACTACCCAGCTTGCTACAACGGCTTTCGTTAATGCAGAAATTGCAAGTGACACTGCTGGTTTAGCGCCAATAGCATCTCCTGCATTTACTGGCACACCTACGGCTCCCACGGCATCTGTTGGCACTAACACTACACAAGTAGCGACTACAGCTTTTGTTAACGCAGAAATCGCAAGCGACACTGCTGGCTTGGCTCCTTTGGCATCTCCTGCGTTTACTGGCATACCTACTGCACCGACAGCGACTGGAGGCACAAATACCACTCAGTTAGCAACCACTGCATTTACAAACGCTGCTATCGCATCCGCACTGCCCGGCGCTTTGCCTGTTGGCCTGATTACCTTGTGGTCTGGTTCGATTGTTTCTATTCCTACCGGCTGGACGCTGTGTGACGGAACTGCTGGAACACCTGACTTACGCGACAGATTTGTTGTTGGTGCAGGCACTACGTATGCGGTAAACGCCACTGGCGGTGTAAACACAGTCACGCTAACTACAGCGCAAATGCCAAGCCACTCGCATACAAATTCTGTTTCTACGACAGATTTGGCGCACATCCACAGCAATACAGTTAGCACCGCAGACCTTAGCCACACCCACAACGTAGTCGGTAACTCTGATGTACAGTCCGTAGTCCACACCCACACCGGTACGACTGATTCGGCGGGTACTCACGCACATGATATATATGCAGATGATCTTGTAGGCGCTGGAGGTGGGTCAAATCCTGACGCTGTATTCCCCGCCACTGGTGGAGTTCTTGTAGGCGTTACAAGAACCGCAGGCGCTCACGTTCACGGATTCACAACCAGCGGCATTAGCTCTACAAGTCACCAACACGCTATAAGCCTTACATCTGCGGCAATGAGTGCCAACAGTACACACACTCACACCGTTACAGTAGGGGCAATGAGCGCTAATCAAACCCACAGCCATACTGTAACAATTAACTCAGCGGGTAGCAGCTCAGCACACGAGAACCGTCCTCCGTACTTTGCTCTTGCTTATATCATGAAGATTTAAGGAACTGATATGGATCCAATTACGATACTTGCTGCACTTGGCCCACTCGCCGTTGATCTAGGTAAGTCCCTGATCGGGCGGTTCATTCAGTCTGATGTGTACAAACCTACCAACGTGGGCGAGTATGTACAGATGCGTAATGTCGATCTAGAGATGTTTAAGGCGATGAATAGCGCTGGTGCTGGTGGTACTACCTACCCGTGGGTTGAGTCGGTTGTGCGCCTTATGCGCCCCTCTGTGGCAGCCATTGCGCTAGGTACTTGGTCATTTATGATGGTCACAGGTCAAGACAACCCTGCGGTGAACAACTTTGCCTCTGCTGTTGGCTTCTATTTGTTTGGCGACCGCACACTGTTTTACGCACAGAAGAAATGAGCTTAGTCACTGTTAATATGTTGCGCTGCATTACAACACCAGAGCTGGCGGACAAGTGGGTAGGTGCATTAAATGAAACGTGCGAGACATTTGCAATTGATTCGCCATACCGCATCGCTGGTTTTTTGAGTAATACAGCGCACGAATCAGGCGGCTTTAAGTACGTCAAAGAGAACCTTAATTACTCCGTGGCAAGCCTGATGCGTGTCTGGCCCAGTCAGTTTCCTACCGTAGAAATTGCCCAGAAGTATGCCATGCAGCCTGAAAAAATAGCAAACCGTGCCTACGCTAATAGGATGGGCAATGGGGATGAGGCGAGCCAAGATGGAGCCAAATTTTTGGGTAGGGGTCTGATCCAGATTACCGGAAAAAATAACTATGTTGCCTACTCTCTTGCCTGTGATAACGAAGCGCTGCAAAAGCCAGAAATTGTAGAACTTCCCAAGTACGCCGCTGAGTCGGCTGGTTGGTTCTGGGATGTAAACCGTTTAAACACACTTGCTGATGCTCAGGATGTGGGTGGGATGTGCCGCCGGATCAATGGGGGTTACAACGGTCTTGACGACCGCCAAATGAAGTATTCAAAGATCATGGACTACTTTAACCAAGCCAGTTAAAATCTAGCATCCTTAAGGATAGTCTTATGACAATCACTAAAATCGCACTACAGCCCGGAGTTTACCGAGAAGGTACAGCCTATTCTGCTGAAGGGCGGTTTTACTCGTGCGACAAGATCCGCTTTCGTTCTGGTAATGCAGAGAAGCTGGGTGGTTGGCAACGCCTTTCAAACGCAAGCTACCTTGGTGTTGCGCGTTCGTTGTGGAATTGGTCATCTCTTGCTGGTAACAACTACCTTGGCATTGGTACAAACTTAAAGTACTACATTGAGGCTGGCGGTTCATACAATGACATCACGCCTATCCGCAAGACTGTAAACCCTATGCTTGGGCCTGTACCTCCTAGTACAGGTAATCCGTTTGCCACAGCTTTCAACACACTTTCTGCGGGCATCAACAACTCCCAGACATCATTGACCTTAACGAGCGCTGCGTCTTTTGCGCCGACCGGCGGTGTCATTAAGATAGGCACAGAAGAGATTTTCTACAACCAAACCTCTGGCAACACTTTACTAGGGTTAACCCGTGGGTACAACAACACAACAGCAGCGGCGCATTTGTCTGGTGCGAACGTAGGGTGTTCTACGATTGTTGTGACTGACTTAAACCACGGTGTTGTGCAGGACGATTTCGTTACCTATAGTGGTGTGACTGGCCCGTTTGGTGGGTTTACAGCAGCCAATTTAAACAAAGAACAACAAGTTTTTCGGTACATCAGTACTTCTCAGTACGCTATTAACATCAACGGCGTGTTTTCCACATCTGCCACTTCAGGCGGTGGCACTGTTGCTATTGCTGCATACCAAGAAACAACCGGGCTAGATACGTTTGTTACAGGTCTTGGCTGGGGAGCAGACCCTTGGAGTAGTGGTGGATGGGGTTCTCCCGCAACTATTGGTATTGGGCAGCAGCTTCGTCTATGGACGGCAGACAATTACGGTGAAGACCTTGTTCTTGCCCCTCGTGGTGGCGCAATTTTTTACTGGGACGCGACCCTTGGTACGACCGTTAGAGCGCAGTTTTTAAGCGACCTGTCTACTGCGGCTGGGTTTGCTGGTCAGTTCGTACCCAACAAGACAAACGAGATTCTTGCATCTGCTATTCAGCGGTTTGTAATTGCAATGGGCGCTAACCCATACGACCCAACAGATCCAGAAACACCGTTCGATCCCATGCTGGTGCGCTGGTCTGACCAAGAGAATCCATATGAATGGGTACCTGCTATTACCAACCAGTCCGGTGAATTTCGTCTTTCCCACGGATCTTACATCGTTACATCTAACCCAACCCGTCAAGAGAACTTGATCTGGACAGACTCCGCGCTGTACTCCATGCAGTATCTGGGTGCGCCGTACGTCTGGGGCTTTAACATGTTGATGGACAACCTGTCTATCGTATCTCCTAATGCTGCTGTGACCGCAAATAACGTTACATATTGGATGGGGCGAGATAAGTTTTATACGTACTCAGGTCGAGTTGAAACCTTGCCTTGTGCGCTGCGTCAATACGTATTTAACGACTTGAACCTAGATCAGGCGTACCAAGTATTTTCTGGCTCGAACGAAGCTTACAACGAAGTGTGGTGGTTCTACTGCTCAAACGGATCAACAGTTGTAGACAAGTACGTCATCTATAACTACCTTGAAAACCTCTGGTACTACGGATCATTGAGTCGCACGGCTTGGCTTGATTCGCCATTGCGGGATTACCCTATGGCTGCAAGTTACGATAACCGCATCCTGTTTCATGAAATCGGCACTGATGACGTGGCTGGCGAATCCGCTGTGCCTATTTATGCCTACATTCAGTCTGCCGACTTTGACATCGGGGACGGTGATCGCTTCGCGTTTGTGTGGCGCATACTGCCTGACATTAACTTTAACGGCTCGTTAGTTGACAAACCCTCTGTGCGCATGGAGATTAAACCTCGTCGTAACGCTGGTGCGCCGTACAGCCCCGCAGATGACCCTACCGTGCAGAGTCAGGACGACTTTCGCTTAACGCGATCCTACGACATCCAAGAGTTTGATGGTCAGGTCTATACTCGCTTGCGTGGGCGACAGATGGCACTTCGCATTGAGTCCGATCAGTTAGGTGTGGCATGGCAGCTTGGTAGTATTCGGGCAGATATCAGAGCTGACGGCAGGCGCTGACCCTTATGATACTCCTTCGCCCTTCTAAGTCGCCTAACCTGCCAATGGCTCCGAGCCAGTATGCTCCGCAATATCACGAGCAGTTTAGTAACGCGCTTCGCTTGTATTTCTCTCAGGTAGATAACGTCAATGGCGCGGTGCTTGGTATAGATGGTGGGCAGTATTTGCAGAACCCACATATTGCAGCGCAAAACAACGCAGATCAGTACGCGCTTGGGAACGATATTCCTACGCTTGTGTTGTTTGACGTGCTAGATTCAATCTCCGGGTTTACCCTAGACCCAACAGGATACGCAACAGCCAATCAAAGCGGTGTGTATAAGATTGACTTTAGTTTGCAATTTGCTAACACCGACAACGTACAGCATGATGTTTTTGTGTGGTTGCAGACTAACGGCACAGTGGTTCCCGGGTCATCCAGTCGGTTTACAGTACCTGCCAGAAAGAGTGCAGGAGTATTTGGATACATTGTTGGCTATTCGTCTATTACGTTCGAGATACAGAAAGACGACGAAATTCGACTTTGGTGGGCAACTGAGCAAGCCGCAACGTCTGGCGGAACTTTGGGTGTGTTTATGGATTCCCTTCCTGCACAGACTTTACCTTATATTAGACCCTCCAACCCTTCCGCAGTAGGTAGCATTGTCTTTGTTTCTAGGCTACCCGCATGATAATATTAACTAAATTGACCTGTCAGGTGGAATTATGATACCTATCGTAGCTGGATTACTCATGGGCGCTGCAATGGGTGGCGGTATTGCTGCCTTGCAGGGTAAAGATGTGCTTAAAGGTGCCTTAATGGGCGGCGTTGGTGGCGCTCTCGGTGGTGTGCTAATGCCCGCTGCTGGTGCTGCTGGTATCGCTGGAACTGCTGCTGAAAGTTCTTTAGCTGGCACAATTGCTGGTGAGGCTGGCTCTCAGGGTTTAGGCGCTGCTTTTAATGCTGGCATTGCAAACCCTGCTCTTATAGAAAGCGGCACTTCAGGATTGGCTGGAGCAGCGATGGAAGGTGGCGCTTTGGGTATTAAACAAGGAGTAATGACCGGAGCAACTGCTCCTACGGCAGCGGGTTCAGGTATATTTGGTGGCGCTGGCGGTATCGGTAACTTCTTGACCCAGAACAAAGGCGCTCTTATGGGTGGTGCTGCTGCCGGTATGTTGGCTCCCGGCGAGAAACCACCAAGCCCAGAACAAGGCAATATCCGTGAGTTTGATTTTAATCCGGGTGAAAGAAATCCATTGTTTGGACAGCCCGGTCAAAACTACTACACGGCAGACCGTGGGTTTACAGAAGGCGCTGTTACTCCTGTTGAAGATTACACAGCAGCAAACGGTGGCATTATCGCTCTGGCTGAAGGTGGTGAACCCGGTATTGAGATGCAGCGTTATTCACGTCCTATTAGAACTATTGACCCTGCGGTCGCTGCTTACAACGCGCAGATTATGGAACGCGCTAACCAAGAATACAACGTAAATCTTCGTCCCGGCCCTAATCAGGTTCCCGGCTCGGTTGGTTATGTCGCACCCCCTCCACCAAAAGTTGGAGTTACAAAAGAGTATAGCGACCTCATTAATGAAGACAAGAAAAGAAAAGAGAACGCTCAAAACGAATTCATTGAAAGTATGCCTTATTACAACCATTCTGCTATTGATGGCGGTGGTGAAAAGAATGGTGGAAGAATTACACAGCGATATAACGAAGGTGGTATCTCTTCCCTCGGCTCATACTCCGATGGCGGTCAGTTGCTTAAAGGCCCCGGTGATGGTGTAAGTGATTCAATCCCCGCACGTATTGGCGCTCGTCAACCCGCAAGACTTGCTGATGGTGAATTTGTAGTGCCTGCTCGCGTCGTCTCAGAGTTAGGCAATGGCTCGACTGATGCAGGTGCAAAACGCCTGTACGGCATGATGGATCGTGTGCAAAATAATCGTAAGAAGTCCATTGGTAAAGGCAAGGTTGCGGTTGATTCCAAATCGCACAGAATGTTACCAGCATGAAGATACAGCACGTCCCGGTAGAGTTCGCTGCTCAAACATGGGATTTAGTCCGGGGCTTCTTGTCTGAGTCTCAGCAGTACGCTCAGGGTGATTACACCTTGGATCAGGTTCAGATGTATGTATGTACAGGTCAGTGGTTGTTGTTGGTTGCAACCGATGATGAACAGAAGATTCACGGTGCAATGACTGTTGAGTTTATTAACAAGCCTACAAAGCGCGTTGCGTTTGTAACAGGCACAGGCGGTAAGTTCATCATCAACGAAGGTACGTTTAAACAGCTTGAGAATGTTTGTCGTATGAATGGTGCAACAGCTATTGAATGTGCAGCAAGAGACTCAGTCGCTAAATTATTGACCCGTTTTGGGTTTGAAGAAAAATACAGGATTCTTGGGGTAGCACTATGAATTTAATCTCCACCATTAAAAGCTTCTTTAACTACTTCACGCTATATGCTGGTGGTGGAAGTGGCGCTCCGGCAAACCAAAACGTAACCACAACGTCTATCCCAGAATACGCACGGCCTTATGTCGAGAAGATGCTCGGTAAGGCATACGACGTTACTGACTTTGATAAAAATCCATACCAAGCATACACAGGTCAAAGAACAGCAGCATTTACCCCAATGCAAGCACAGGCCATGCAGAACGTCTCGGGCATGCAATCTGCTGGTCAACTTACTGATGCCTCTAACCTAGCCTATACCGCTGGTCAACAAGGTCTACAAGCACAAGAGACCGCGCAGCAGTTGCAAGGTACAGCTCTTGGGTACGGTCAGGCTGGTGCTGGATATGGTGCAGCAGCTTCTCAATTTGGTGCTGAAGGAGCTAAACAAGCCCAAAACGCAGCTCTACAGGCACAACGTCAGGCTTCGATGTATGGATCACAGGGCGCTCAATACGGCGCTCAAGGTGCGCAACAGGCTGATCTTTCACGGCAAGTTGCACAACAGGCTGGCATGGGCTTTGGCGCTCAAGGCGCTGGTTACGGCGCGTCTGCGGCTGGGTTAGCTCCAGAAGCTCAAATGTATGGCGCTCAAGGCGCTGGGTTTGGTACCCAAGGCGCGTCACAAGCCCTACAAGCTCAACGTGCTGCTGAACGTCAGGCAGATGTATATGGGCAAATGGGTGCTGGTCTTGGCGCTCGGGCTTCCGCTCTGGCTCCTCAAGCTCAAGGGTATGGAGCAGGTGCTGCTCAACTCGGTATGGCAGGCATGGGCTTTGGCGCAGAAGGCGCAGATATTGGTCAACGTGGTGTAAGTGCTGCTGAACAAGGTTTTGGTGCAGGTGAAGCGTACCGTCAACAGGCTACATCCGCTGATGCTATGGGGCAGTACATGTCGCCCTACATGCAGAACGTTGTTGCACAGCAGCAAAAAGATGCTATTCGCCAAGCAGATATTGCCCGCCAAGGAACGCAATCACAGGCTGTTAAGTCTGGTGCATTTGGTGGATCTCGCTCAGCAATTGTAGAGGCCGAAAACCAACGGGGTCTTCAGGATCGTTTGGCACAGATTCAAGCTACAGGTTCACAATCTGCGTATGAAAAGGCACAACAAGCTCAACAATTTGCCTCCAACGTAGGTATCCAAGGACTCCAAGCTGGATACTCAGGCCTTCAAACCGGCATGCAAGGCACAGCTCAGGGAATGCAAGGCGCTCAAACAGGTATCCAAGGGCAGCAAGCGGGTATGCAGGGGATTGGGCAGGCTGGGCAGATGTACGGTCTAGGTATGCAAGGTGCTGGTCTTGGGCTTCAGGGTACAGGTCAGCGTTTACAGGCAGCTCAAGTTGGGCTGCAGGGTACAGGTCAAGGCATCCAAGGCGCTCAGGCTGGGTTGGCAGGTGTTGGTCAAGCGGGTCAAATGTACGGTCTGGGCATGCAGGGTTCGCAAGCAGGTATGCAGGGTGTGGATCGCTATTTAGCTGGCGCTCAAACAGGATTGGCTGGTACAGCGCAGGGTATGCAAGGCGCACAAGCTGGGCTTCAGGGTGTTGGTCAACAGATTGCTGGTGGTCAGCTCGGTTTGTCTGGTGCCGGTATGGGTATCCAAGGACAGCAAGCGGGTATGCAAGGCACCGCCCAAGGTCTGGCGGGTGTTAACGCAGCTACAGGCGCAGGTCAGTATGGTCTTCAAGGTGCGAGTGCTGCTAATCAGGCGGCAAGTACTCTTGGACAACTTGGTCAGACTCAGTTCGGTCAAGAAACCGCCATTACAGACGCACAGATGCGAACCGGTGCCTTGCAACGTCAGGAAGAACAAGCTGGTCTTGATCAGTTGTATCAACAGTTTCTTGCTGAGCAGAACTACCCGATGGAGCAGTTGGGGCAGTTTAGTAATATCTTGCGTGGTCTGCCGCTTAATCAACAAACAATGTCTCAGTATCAGAACCCAAGTGGTCTTTCTCAAGCAGCAGGTCTTGGAACCGCCGCATATGGTCTATACCAAATGGGCAAAAAGAAAGGCGGTCGAATTAAAGAAAGCGGTGGTTTGGCTACGCTCGGCTTGTATAATGCCATGAAGAAAGGGAGCAGATAATGTCGGTAATGGATATGAACTCTCGCATGGCGATGGCTGAAAAGCTGTCCGTGCAACAACTCCAACAGGCGATCCAATCCGGATCGCTTCCTGCTTATATCGGCATCCCTTTAATCGAGCAAAAGAACAAAGAGAAGTCGCAAATGGCAGCAGCTCAGGGTGGGCAAGAAAAACCACCAAGCGTCGCCGCAAGTATTCTCCAGCAAGCCGACCAGCAAGAACAACAAGAACGTGGCATCGACGAACTACCAAGCAACCTACCCATGATGGAAGACGAAGAGATGGGTATGGCAGGTGGTGGGATTGTTGCGTTTGCTGGGGATAAGGGAAGCTATGTAAGTGGTGAAGATGACGGGTTAAATCCTGATGTTCTGGCGCGGTTACAGCAAGACGACCCCAACGCATTCCAACGAATTATGCGCAGGTTACTTGGGGGAGGAGATCCTAGAGATTTAGGTGGCACTAGTAGTTCTACAGTATTTACCCCGTCGGTTAGGGATGTACCTTTTACTTCCGGTGCGCAAACCGGTGGCGGAGCTTCTCTTCCATATCGTCGGCAAAAAGGTGGATCCAACGCTCCAACCCCACCCAGCAGACCAGACTTTCTTCCCCAGCAAGATTTATCTTTGTTGCAGGCACCTGATTATGAAGGGTCTTTTGTAGATTCGGTAAGACCTACTGCACCTACAACAAAACCAGAAGCTTTAGGTTCTGAATTTGGTATTCAAGGCGTTCTTCCTAGTGCTCCTACTGGGCGGGCCAATCCAAATGCTCCTGCTGGGGGTACTCCAAACGCACCTACCGCAAGACAAGCTGCTCCAACCGCGCAAGCCCCAGCAGCCCAACCTGAAGGTCAAAGTGCGCTTGATAAATACGCAGCGATGTTAATGGCTGAGCGTGAGGGTAGTGGTAAGGAACGAGATAAAGCTAAGGGCATGGCAATTCTCCAAGCCGGTCTCGGTATTATGGGTGGCACGTCACCTAATGCGTTTGCTAACATAGCTCAAGGCGCACTTCCTGCCACACAGGCGTATCAGCAATCTATTAAGGGCATCCGTGCTGAAGACGCTGCACGTCTTAAAGAACTTATGGGTCTTGGCGTTAGCAAGGAAAAACTTGCTCTCGAAGCCAAAAAACTCGGTATCAGTGAAAAACGTTTCGACCAAATGTACCAGCTTGAGCAGCAGAAAATTGGTATCATGGGTGGTAGTCGTGCAGACTCCCGAGCACAAGCTGAAGAACTTAAACGTTTATCTGTAGCGCAGGGGTTGTTTGCCACTTTACGTAAAGATCAGCTTATGAGCGGTCTAAGTGACGAACAGCTTTGGGGTCAAGCGCAACGGATGGCTGGTCAAGCTGGAGCAGAACCAAGTGCTAGTAGTTCCAGTGTCATGGGCACGTATGTTCCCGGCAAAGGCTACGTACCAAACAAATAATTAGGAACGCTGATGGGTATCGTAAATATTCAAGGGATCGGTGGTGTTGAGTTCCCCGATGACATGTCACCGCAAGATATTCAGAAAGCGATTGAGACTGAAATTCTACCTAAATACCCCGATGTAGTAGCTAAGGGTAAGCGTTCTTTTACCCAAGCTGCAACCGATATTGGTGGTGGGTTGATTAGCGGTGTGGGTAGTTTGCTGCAATTGCCCGGGCAGGTTGGGCAGTTGGCGGGGATCACTGAGCCTGAAGAAACACCAACCGGCCTTCAAGGTGTTGGTAAGTCCGTAGAAGAGTTCGGTCAGGGTCTAAAGTCGCCTGTACTCAAAGCCAAAGAACAGATACGTAGTCAGAAAATCGCTGCCGCCGAAGGTGAGGGTGGTGCTTTAGACGTTGCCAAACAAGCTGGTATTGCAATCTACGAGACAATCAAAGACCCTGCGCTCATCACATCTTTCTTTGCTGAGCAGGTACCTAATCTGGTCGGTACAATGGGTGGTGGTCTGCTCGCTCGTGGTGGTGTAAAGCTCTTAATGAAAGAAGCCACTGAAGCCGCTGTAGGTAAGGCTGGTGTTGCAGGTGCTGTGGGTACTGGCACAATCATGCAAGGTGCCGATGTTGGTTCAGACACGTATGAACAAGTATTTAAGAGATTGGTCGCTGAAGGTACTGGCGAAGAAGAAGCCAACCGTATTGCTCTTGAGCAGGGTAGACAGGCGGCACTGCAAGCTGCGGGTATATCATTAGGTACAGCATTTCTTCCCGGTGGTACGTCAATTGAACGCGCTCTTGTGGGTAAAGGATTGCCCAAGGCTGGTGGTTTTGCACGTGGGTTTGTTGGTGAGACCGGTGCAGAAAGCTTGGAGGAAGGTGGTGGTCAGTTCGTATCGAACCTTGCGCAACAAGAGATTTTCCCAGATGTTAGTTTGACTCGGGGTGTTGGTGAAGCCGCCGGTATGGGTGCGCTCGGTGGTGGTCTGTTCGGTGGTGTAGCCGGTGCGGTAAATGCACGTCGGGATAACCAGTTTGAGGAACAACTACGCCTTGCCGAAGAGGCAGAACAAGCTGTTCAAATCGCCGCAGAACAGGAAAGAATAGCCGCAAACGATGCGGCAAATGCTGAGATTAAACGCCGTGCCTTTGCCGATGAAGGTGGGATTACCACATCTAAAGCATACGAAGAACTTTCGGCTGAAGTTGAAGAAGCTAAGGCTAAGCTGGCAAAAGCTGAAGAACGTAGGCTTGTCGCCCAAGCTAAGGTAGATGCTAAAAAAGCCAAAGGTTCTGCGTTTACTGACGCCCAGCCCGATTTGTTAGGTGATGTGGTATCTGACCAAACGCAACAAACGCAACAGGAAGAAGCGCCCGAAGGTTTCCAAGCACCATTACCCGGACAACTTGCGCTACCCCTTTCCGATCAGGAAGGACAGTTAGGTTTACCTGATATTGGTATGGCGCAACCCTCGCCTGCCGTGGAAGTACCTGCACCTGTTGAGTCATTGATAATTAGCCGCCCCCTGACTAAAGCACTGGGTATCCCCGGTGGTGCTCGTAACATCCTGAATGCAATCGAAGGTAAAGACCTGACTGACCCCAAGCAACGTGCTGAAGTGCGTGACGTTTTGGCTGGGTTTGCGGATCGCACGACAAAGCCCGGGGTCTCTGGAAATATTGAGCAATTTCTAAACAGTCCGTTCTTTGCCGAACAGGGTGAGATGAAGTTGCCCATGCGTCGTGTAAGTGCCAAGCAACGAGCTGCTGCCATGAGTGCAGAGTTAGAGAAGTCGTTTGCTCAGATGTTTGCTGAAGCCGCCAAGGTTAAACCAAAAGTTTCTAAACTTCCTCATCAGGCAGAACGTAAAGCCGGAAAGCTGCGTGATCAAGAATTAAAAGCGTTACAAGCTCAACAACAGATACCAGTTACCGAGACTCCACTTACACAGGAGACACAAGATGTTACTGCTGGACAACCAACCGGAGGAGTTCCTCCCATTAAGCCAACCGTTGACAGACGAGCAGGTGAGCAAGGCGTGGGAGTGGCTGGTGTGGGCACTGGAACAACCGCCAAGCAAGCAGGTGCCCCCCAAGGAGTTCAAGAAACTAAATCGGGACGACTGGCTGATGCTACTGGAGGAACTCAACCTGACGTACGAGGAACAGCGGGAGCACCGGCTGCAGTAACTACACCTGCTCCGATACCTAAAAACCTGAAAGGTGCTGCCCGTTTTGAAGCCGAGTACATGGCTGAAGTTAATAACGACCGTGCGGGAATGCTGCGTAATTTAGCTGCCGATATATACGCAAAAGAAAACATGCGTAGGGCAAATCCTGTGCTTAAACTGCTCAGTCCTGAAGAGAAGGCTCAGATTGATGCACAGGTAAAAGCGCTTAAAGACCAAGAGAAACGGGGTGTAGATTTCCTGTCAAAGATGAACGCCGAGCAGGATCAAATTCGCGACTACGCAAGTGGTTTAAAAACTCCACCCGAAGTTCGTAGAGTAGCTAGTGGGTTTACCACCCCCGGTTTGATTGCCGCTGCGCATCGTGGCAGCATGGCTCGTGCATTGAACGAGATTGCGAACAACCCCAAGTACTCACCCCTTGAGCGCATGATTGCCCGTCGCTTGATGGAAAACAAGATGTACTCGCTACCTAAACTTCAGGTAGTACCTAAAGAGCAGTTGGGTAAAGCCGACGGTCAATATGACCCAATGACAGATACTGTAAGTATCGCAGACGGTGCAGTTGATTCGCATACTATATTGCACGAGGCTGTGCATGGGTTCTTACATGCGATGATTACTCGGTTCGAGAATGGTGAGGTTACTAACCCAGCACTTGCCGACCTGCAGCGTCTGTATAACCACTTGCTATCTAACAACCCCGAGCTGGCTCAGCAGTATGGCATGACAAGCCTGACCGAGTTTGCGTCCGAAGCGATGTCTAATGCTGACTTCCAAGCTGCACTCGCAGAGGTTCCATACAAGCGGACAAATCTGTTCAACGAGTTTGTTAAGAAAGTTATGCAGTTGCTTGGTATCAGTAAGATGGATACTGCCTTGGGTGAAGCGCTCATTCAGATCGAACGTGCTCTGAACGTGGGTCGTAGTTATCAAGAGACTGTATCCGGCAAACCCGGTGCTCCAGCACCTGCGAACGTGGTGCGTGGTAACAAGGCTGAACTTGAGTCGCTGTTTAAGGCTGCGAATGGTCGTGATGTTGCCGGAAAAAATGCAAACCCCGTAGGCTCTGCGCTGAACGAGAACACAAAGGCAAACGAAGCCGATGCTGCTCGTAAGCTGACAACCATGCTTGATAAGTTTGAGACAGGGTTCTTGTCGTTTGATGCCGGACTAAACAACGCTATCCGTAGGGAGCTCGATAAGGATAAGCGTGACTGGACGACTATCAAGAACATAATGACTAAGATCAGTACCGCACAGGCGCTGCACTCTGAAGCGTTAGCTATGCAGTTTCTTGAGAAAGGCGCTCTGCGTTACGACCCAACATCGTACAAGTTCTTTGCTGAAGATAAGCCAGATAGCTGGAAGAGCATGATGGCTAAGATGTCAGAAGTTGCTAAAAGCAACGGGTTGACGGATGCCGAGTTACGTAACTACGCTAACACTGCGTTTATCGCTGAGCGTGTGGAAGGTCTTGCTAAGTCCAAGCCCGAGTTCTATAGCCACATGACTAAAGAGCAAGTTGCTGCAGGTAAGCAGTTGTTCGATAAGATTGATGGTCTGCGTGATGTGCAGAAGATTTGGAATGGTATCCGTGCGAACGCTATGGATGTGGCAGTTGAGAACGGGTTGTATAACCGTAAGCAAGCAGACGATCTTCTGCAGTACATGGATTTCGTGCCGTTCTATCGTGAAGAGCAGTTAGATACAGGTGGTGGCCCACGCAAGTACCCCAATGGCTTTATCGACTTTGCCAAGAACTTTAAGATTAAGGGTAGTGACCAGCCCGTTGCCGATGTGTTTGGCAACATGGCCCTCTGGACTACATACACGGTATCCCGTGCTGTCCGTAACCGCACTGCCATGAACATGTATGAGACGGCTAAAGAAGTGATGCCCGATCAGGTAGAGGACATCCGGCAGGATGCGGTTGTTAAGCGCAGTGATAACGTAGTTAGTTTCTGGGAAGACGGGCAGCGTAAGAAAGTTAAGTTTGCTGACCCACTGTTTGTGAAAGCGTTCGAGGGTATGGAGTCAGTCAATATACCCCTGCTCAAGGACGTAGCCAAAGCAACAAACTTCCTGCGCCAGTCGATTGTGCTTAACCCACTATTCTCCATCAGCCAATTATCTCAAGACTCATTTGCTGCGATGATGACTTCTGGGCTTAAGAATCCATTGCAGATCCCTATCGAGGTGGTGCGTCAGTTCTTTAACATCTTGATGGGTACAAACGCTACGGGTAAGTATCTGTCTAGAGCCGGTGTTGTGGGGGTAAATGACTACTCTTCCGCTGTGAACAATAACGACCTTGCGGTTGCTACTGGACTTAAACCCAAATCGGTTTTACAGAAGCTGCTTACACCTCTAGAGAAGTTCTCTATGGCATCGGATAACGCAGTGCGTCAAGCGCTGTACAACCGCACACTGCTTGAGACAGGTGGTGTACGCCAGAAGGATGGGTCAGTGAAAGGTGGGGATGAGGCTGCTGCACTGGAGAAAGCGTTTGAAATTATTAACTTTAAGCGTTCCGGTTCTAACGGTGTAGTGAACGTAGGTAAGCAGTTGGTTCCGTTCTTCGGTGCATACCTGCAAGCTATGAACGTGACGGCTAAGGTGTTGGCAGGTCGTGGTATTAGTCCTAGCGAACGTGCTGCTGCCTATAAAACACTGATGGCTAATATCATGATGGTTGCCACACTCGGTATGTTGTACGCTGCGATAAACGGTGGGGATGACGACTACGAGAAGATGGATCCACAGGTGCGTGACAAGCACCTCGTGATACCCGGCACTGGGTTTATGTTGCCGTTGCGTAGTGACTTTACGTTGTTCCCCAAACTTATTGCTGAGTATGCATACATGGGGATTACTGACAACGGCTTTACAGATGGTAAGAAGGTGCGCCGTGCGATGACCGAGGCTTTAGGTAATGCGATACTGAGCCCAACGGCTGTGCCACAGTTCATCAAACCTGCGGTTGAGGTTGGTATTAACCACAACTTCTTTACAGGTCGTGATCTGGTGGGTAAGGGCGTAGCAGGTTTGGATAAGGAAATGCAGTACACCGCATCTACGTCCGAGCTTGGTAAAGTTTTAGGTAAGTTAGGTATTCTCGCACCAATACAAATCGACCACTTAATTAAAGGTTACGCTGGTTCGGTCGGTGGTTTGTTACTGCTTGGTACGAACGGGGTTATGGCATCGGGTGAAGTACCTAAACCAGAGAAATCTACACAAGACTCTCTACGACAAATCCCCGGATTAGGTACGTTCTTTGCCAGCGAGTACGGCAACGCCATGAAGAATGATTTCTATGAGCTTCGTGCTGATGTATCGAAAGCTGTGCAGACACTTAACAGGTTGAAGACTGAGTCACCTGAAAAAGCTCGGGAGTACATGGAAGAGAATAAGCCAAGGCTCCAACTCCAATCACAGGTCAATGCAATTAACAACCAACTGTCTAAGCTCCGTGCCTATGAGAATCAGATCCGTGCACTGCCTGAGTCTCGTATGGATGCTACACAGAAGAAAGAACAGATTGACCGTATCCGTGCTAACGAGGAGCGTATGCTGAAGAACGTATACCGCTTGCGGGAGATGGCAGGGTACTAAAAAAGAACCCCGCACGGGGCGGGGTAAATTGACTAAGGAGAGTCAAGGAGAAGAATGACCCCACTATATCACTCCACTCTCCATAAACGCAAGCCATACTTTCCATTTTCTATAACAGATTTACAGACTACGTTAAATCCAATACGGTTAGCCTCATCCAACAGCGTTTTCATATGGCGCTTTCGGTCTAGGCAGGGGATAAAACAGGACATACCCGGTTCAAGCTTCGTCCACGGGATAATAATCGTCTGATTCAGTATCTTTAACAAGTAGGATCTCCTCACGGAAAGATGGGAGCTTGGTTGTATCAAACACCAATGCAGGTGCATTAACCTCGGTGTCTACCCGAGAACCTGCTGCTAAGCGCTTGCGCTTTATGCCAAGGAACGACTTACTATTCTTGTACATCTCAAGGGATTCTTCAAAGTTCAATTGTCCCTTGTTGCATTCCTCTCTGTAAGACCTGACCAATACAAACAACAACTTTGTATCAGGCTCATACCGTGCAGACAATGCGCCACGTGGCTCACGCAGTGCCTCAGTTTGTAGGCCAGTCATCTTATCAACCTTACCGTTAGCTACCAGAATCTCGTGGTACTTACGCTGCAAGAAACTACCCAAGAAGTCGCTGTTGTCGAGCAACATAATCTTGTTCTGCGTACGTGCGCCTCGGATGTGGTTGACTGCGAACTCTAGCACCGGTTTGTGTGGGATGTCGATAATACCGAGCCTGTTTGCTATAACGCCACCCGTAATTGCCAGTGTAGCCATAACCGACCAGAACCGTTCAGGGTTAGTCATGTCCGCTGCATGTTCGATCTTGGTCTGGATAGCACCCATAAACTCAATGACTTCTGGCAGGTGTGTCAACACATACTGTGTGAACGGTACGATAGCATGTCCGTAGTTATTTTCTAACCTACCGAAGTGTGTGCGTGACCAAGCCGTATCGTTGTTCGGGTCGTTGTAAATGTGCATCTCCAGTATGCGCATCAGTTCCGCTTCAGGAAAGCTTTTGATAGAAAGCAGGTCGTCCCGCAAGGATCGGTTGGATGTTGTGATGAGCCCTGTCGCCCAGTGCGTGAGGTTAATTCGCTCGGCGTTATCCTGTGACTTCATGCGGTTCTTACCACGACCCTCAGTGATGTCGTACACCAGATTTGATTTCTGATCTGGAGGCATGTTTGTCATCTCGTCAAACAAGATTGGGATGTGTTGGTATGTGCCGATGCGTTGGAGCTTCTGGTTGTACGTATCCTTGACGAGCATGAGCTGTTCTTTAGGGTTGCCGTAGATACTACCAATGGCGTTGAGCATCGTGGTCTTACCCGAACCTGAACCCTGTGACTTCAAGCTAAGCAAGTATCCTTGAAGGGATGTGTACTTCAGCAAAATATTGCCAAACCCCATAAACAACGCGAACGCTTTAGCTTGCATACCTTCGGCACGGTAATACGACACGACATCTTTCCAAACATGGAAGTCGCCCTTGGGTCTAAACGTAGGGATAAGTGGGAGGGTCGTTGCTGTTGGTGGGCTATACACCACATCTGTTGCACGGATCTCCCTGTCCCCGAGGATAAACGCTGAGTCGTCAGGCAACCACCCGAACTGCCTCCGTGCCTTCTCCGCTTGATTTGTTGATTGCAATTCTTCTACCCATCTAGTTATGTAAGCCATTAGTAAATCCTGTTTTTTACCGAGCACGGCAATACCGTGCGCTGCGATTGTGTCTCTAAATCTGTCCTTAGCAAGCACCGCCGTAAGTGGCACGATGAATTCTTGAATACCATCTTTCGGTAAGTGCAGACGCATGAGTAGTGTCACCCCGAGGTCAGGGTCTTTCATGTGTTTGACCACATAGAAGTCATACGGGTATACAAGCTCTTCAGACGACACACCATCGTCGTCCTTGGTTCGGATGTATACACCGCCGACTTTACCCCGCACGTACGGGAAGGGGAACTTGGGGATCACTAAGGTCTGTGCGGGTTCCCGCTCTGTCTCTGGGACTTCGACTACGTTGTCTTCTTCCGAAGCTTCAGCAAACTCTTTACCCAACTGAATAGGCGAAGAAATCTTGTGGGGGCATTCACTACACCCTGCGGGATTGAGCTTCTTGAACGTGACGCAGGTGTATGGGCCTCTAGTCTCGTTAGCCTTTCTTTCAGTCTCCGCTGCTGAATAATCTGGGTGTTTGTTCGATATGACATGGATAGCCTTGTCTCGGTCTACACAATGCTGGGCAATAGAAAGCCCTGCCCGCCAGAGGGGTTCCTCAACTGTATCTTGGTTTTCAAATATCTGCAATATCTGATTACAGCCCTTACCTTCAGCCTCAACGCTTTTAATCAGGATAGTCTTGAACTTGGACTGATTGTTACCCATCAGTGCTGCTGTCAACGGGTCTAACTGCTTGGGTACGAACGGTGTACCGGTAACACCCGCCAAGACATCTACTTCGGGCGCTTCGAGTGCCTCAAACACACTGTTAGATACGGGGACACCGACAACCAATACTTTTACTTCTTGTGGGTTAGTCGGGTCTTTGTAGTTAAATGTGCCGGGGATGCGCAGGATACGTGCAGCGTCCGCAGTTACCGCCGGGTCTGCATGGAGTGTGTGTTTCTCGCACAGTGCTTTTAATCTCTCAGCCAGAGGCTTCCATATGTCACGAGCAATCTCGGTGTCGAGCATCCAGTATGCGTGTACCCCACGCCCTGAATTGATAATGGTAGGTTTGGGAAGTCCGGTGTCTTTAAGAAATTGCTTCAGTGCAGCAAGACCTTCAGCTTGGTCTGCGTATGGTTTGCCCAGCCCACAGTCTAGGTCAAGAAAATAAGATTTAAATGTGGCAGCGTTTTTCGCTGTACGTCCATCAGTGGCGTTGCTATATGCAGCTAACGCAAAGTACGCATCGTATTCTACCTGTACTAACTTCTTTGCTAACTCTTCAACCTCTTCTATTGTGTTTACGAACTTCTGCTTCGGTCTCTCGTCCTTTTTTAGCCCTACCACACAGTACGTGCCGCTTGAAGGCAGTACCGCTGACAGAAACTCATTTGTCGTTAACATAGCCGTCCTTGCCCGTCAGAAAAAAAGATAGAGCAGGGGTGGACGGCATCACCCTTTTCGGTCAGCTAAACCTAGCTCTTCTTGCTACAACTCAAACCCGGCAAACCGGGAGAGTATTTTTACCACAAAACAAACCGTGGCAGTTAGTCATCAAACTCGGAAAGGATTGAGGCAAGGTCTTTCTTAGCCGCAACCTCATCTTTCTTCTTGGTGACTTTCGTTGGCTCTGTGGCAACTGCTTCAGGAGCTTCTTCAGCTTGCTCTTCAGCGGGTGCTTGTGCTACGGGTGCTGCCAACTTCTGCACACCGTCAGTTTGTGCGACAGTCATTGTGATAGCCTTGAGTGCGGCGTCAGTCTTACCCTGCTCAATTGCTTGAGTGATTTCGTTAACCTCTAAAAAGCGTACTGGCTTAAACGTAATCTTAGGGGTTGATGATGCTGTATCAAAACGCATCTCAGTTACAACCGCAGTGATTGGTACACCCTTACCGCCGATCATCTTGGCGTACATCTGCAAAGGCCACTTACCTGCTTCACCCTCACCGAAGATTGATGTGGATGGAAGTGTGATTTGGAATACATCACCACCGATGTCGTTGTCCAACACAACTGCTAAACGCTGTGAGAAACGGCAAGCACGACCTTCACCTGTACCAGAACCCTTAACGTTTTGTGGGCACGTTGCACACGACTTGGCTTGTGGCTCCTTTACGGAACTGTCTGGGTAATCACCATTGTTCGACCAGCAATCGGGGGCAGTGGACTGACCCTTCTTATACACACCGGCGTAGAACGTGCGGGATACTTTTGGTGCAGCGGCAACGATAACGACATTGAGGTTACGCTCTTCCTTCTGAGCAATCTCTTTACCATTAACCAACAAACGCCACACACCACCTTCGATTGAAATACGCTTACTGCCACCACTGCCGCCACCCATCAGGGCTTTGGTTGTATCGTCAAGCTCGTAAGCTTTCAGGTGTGCGGGCAGACCAACATCCAACATCGCGAGATCATTACTCATTACATCTTCTCCTATTTACGGCGAACGGTTACTGCATAGTTTGCATCCACATTTAAACCCGGTGGATGTAAGTCGGGGTTTTCTTCTAAGAACTGCTCCATGTTTGATTTAGATACACGCTGCTCTAACAACTGCATGGCATCATTCTCTTTCATGAACTTGTAAAACGAATCCCAGTCACTCGTCCAGTACCGCTTTGCAACACGTTTAGTGACAGTACCGAATTCAGTGCGTAGGCTTTCTGCACCTGTCTCTTTACATATCTCAAGTAGTCTGGCTTGAATAACATTCTGTTTCTCTTCGAGCTCGTCAATCTGCTTGTTGAGATCAGTGCGGGCATCACGTATTTTTATGTATGCCTTGACCAACTTATCGACGGATATATCCATCTTCTTCTCCTGTTTTTAAATTTGTATATAGATTCTAGTACTAAATCAAATACAGATCAAGCTTCTTCATCTTCAATAACATTTTTATACAGATCAATCATCTTGACATGTATATCCACCTTCGACTGCAACATCTTATACATCTTCTTTTCTACTGGTGATCCTTGCAAGTGCACGACTGTACACGGATTATGTTGCCCTGCACGATGCACACGAGCGTTAGCTTGGAGGTACGTTTCTACTGAGGTGATTGGGGAAAACCATACCACTACGTTTGCTTCAGTCAGCGTGACACCGTGTGCTGCTGCTTGAGGCTGTATGACAAGAACCTTCGGGTTAGGTGTAGTCTGGAAGTTCTCAAATATTTCCGTGCGTTTCCGTACAGGTACAGAACCATTTATGACTTCCGTGTTTATACCTTCCTTACGAAGTGCTTCTGTGACTATCTCAATAGCATGTCGGTACGGCACGAACACTAAGACTTTATGACTAGCCTCTGCAATAACTTCCTTCAACGCCTCGATGCGATTGGATGAATCGAACGCAACAACCTCACCACTATCTGCATAGACTGCACCGCATGACAACTGTAAGAGTTTGTTTAGGTTAGCTGCTGCGTTGACTGTTGTGATGTCTTCCCCCGCTGCGGTAGTGAGCATGTTCTTACGAATGATTTCGTAGTACTTAAACTGTTGTGCTGTGAGTGGTACGTCACGAGTGGTGTACGTCATCTCCGGTAGATCTAAACACTCCTCCTTGGTGAACCGGATCGCTGGTTGTAGTACATCAAACACAATGTCTTCCGCTTTAGGTTTGGGCATCCACTTAAACACCGTAACCTTCTGCATCACCATGTCGCGATATGCACCGAAGAACTTTGGTACACGGCTTGGTGATACTAGCTTAGCTAGTCCGTATGCGTCTGTCGGTGACTGCGAAGCAGGTGTACCTGTCAACATCCACAACCAAGTGTGCGGTTTAATAATTGCGTTCAGAGTTTTCCAACGTGTTGTAGATACCGTTTTGTATGCGTTGGCTTCATCAATCACTACTAGGTCAAACCCACCGTTCTTCACAGTGTCTTGGATAATATGAAGCCCATCGTAATTAACAACCACAAACTCAGCATCGCTGTTAACCGCTTGTATACGTTTTTCTCGTGAGTAACTGTGAGCAATTGCAACCGTGCGGTGCATGGCAAACCTAAACAAATCATTCTGCCAAGCTGACTGCATGATCGACAGTGGGCACACGACAAGCACCCGTTTAATAGCACCGATACTGAGCAAGTAATCCGCTGCCCAAATGACACTACCGGTCTTGCCTGTACCCTGCTCGTTGAAACAGAACGCACGTTTATGGAGTGTTAAGAAAGCCGCTGTTTCTTTCTGGTGTGCGAACGGTCGGTAGTATCCGGGCCAACTGTAGTTCCCGAGGATCGGGCTTGGGACATCTTTGATACGTAAGTTCTTTAATACCTGCGCTTCTTCTAGCCCCCACTTCACAACCACTTCACCAGAGTCAAGGACTTTGGACTTCGGTATTACCGTTGTGACCCTACCGGGGTCTCGTAACTTTAGTAGCAGCGCTTTATTTTCTATGATCTGCAATCTTCTTCTCCAAAACAAAAACGGGCTAAATCGACGTTTCGATTCAACCAAATTCTTAACCACTTACGGTGGTCATTCGACTATCTCATCTACTAAAGGGACGTTAGACGATAGTTGGCAAGGTTAAAGGGTAAAACAAAGTCTAAAACCCCGTACCGCCCACTCTTGCCTTACAGCGGCACTATTACCACATCACTTCTTACGTTCTTTCTTGCTGACTTCTGATACCAAGTTACCTTTCGAGTCACGCTTAAATGAGCGGTTCGTAGAGGCTTTCTCAATACGCAAACCATTCTTGTTAGAGCCACCCTTACTAAGGGCTTTGACGTGTGCTACATCTTTGCCTTCACGAGCATCGGCTTTACCGTTACCGTTCTTGTCAGGCATTTCTTTATCTAACTTACGTCGACCACGCTGACGCTCCATGCGGTTGTCATGCTCACCACGAGCTTTTTGCAAGGCGTACTCTTTCTTGTACGGTCTATCTTCTGGATTCTTGTATGGCATCATGCACCCTTTCTTGGTTCCCAGTGCTCACAGTCTGTAACTGGGCACCATCCTCTACATGTGAAGTTGGGTTTTTTATTCCACACGTCGTTAACAATAGATGCTTCTAAACGGTTCGTGTCTTCCAACCACTTTGTCCAATATACACCGGCTTTGTCCTGCTCGTAATTAGCTTTTATTAAATCATTAGCCACCACAAACAGCAACCCTGCCTTGACTTTCTTAACCTGTGGAAAGTGCTTGAATACTGCTAATGACAGGATTTCTAACTGCTGTGTGTCCGCATACTTAGCGGATTTCCCTGTCTTATAGTCAAACACCTTGGCTTTATCACCGTCTAAGATAATCAGGTCAGCCACCCCCCGCCACCAAACCGCCTTGTCAAAGAACCCGCAGGGGTCTAAGTTCTTGGTCAAACCCAACCGCATCTCGCAGTGCTTCTCCCCCGACATGGCTTTCAGTTTATCCAGTGTGGGCACCATGTACGCATACTTCTCTGGCACCGGTACACCCTTACCTATGTAATCTTCTGCTGCCTTGTGGACTGCTAGACCGTAGGTAAGGTGCTCTGTCGGGGGGTCTTTAACATCTTTTGCTACACGTAGTCGGTAATACTTCTGAGGGCACTGTTTAAACAGATCCAACGAGGAATACGACCATGTATACGAAGCACTCATTTTTATACCATTTTCATTTACTGTGCATGGATTCTACGCTTTATTTCTTTTCTTTGGAAGCATCTCGGAACCCCGTACGGTATCCGTATTCAAACGCTTTACGTAGCGTAGTAATGGCAAGTAAGTCTGCTGTCTGCGAGGCAATAAATTCAGCAGCGGCGATGTTGGCACGAGACAAGCTATCAGCTTCCTTAGTTAACGCCTGTCGCTTAAGCTGTGCTTCCAAAAAATCAAATGCGTCATCTTCAGTCATATACAACCTCTTGTAATTTACTCCTACGGGATGGGTGTCTTAATTTACGCAACGCTTTTGCTTCTATCTGCCGTACTCTTTCTCGGGTTACGTCGATAATTTTTCCTGTTTCTTCTAATGTATGCTCCTCTTCGCCATACAATCCGAACCTTAGTTGTAAAACTTTCTGCTCCCTTGAAGTTAAAGAACTAACAACATCTAATACCGCAAGGTTCTTCTCCTTATTTAAAACAGATTCGTCTGGAGACTCTATGGCTATCATTTCTCCGTTGTCCATCCCAAGCAATGAGTCCAAAGCTTTTTGCCCAACCACTCGTTCGACAGAGTTTCTAGTTAATCCTAACTCAAGCTGCTCTACAGTCCATAAGTCAGTAGGTGCTGCTCCCAATGCCTCCATAAGTTTGTTGGCAGTTGTGCAAAATTCACCGTTTGGCTGCATCGGTCGCTTAGTGAAGTTAATTACGTTACGGACATCTACCGCTTTTAAATCATACACTTCGCAAAAATGTTTGATTGATTCATGTCCTTGATCCTCAATGGCTTTAAGTATCAAGTTGTTGCGCACTGATACTTTTACCCTATACTCTCCGTCTTCAGTCATACTTAGCTCCTAGTAGCTCGACTCTTGGTTCGTTAAACAGCCACGCTGATGCGGGGTCTGGGTGTGATACAAATTTATTCATAAACCTAATATGATCGGCATGGCTCAGGCGGTAATCTAGCGAAACAAAATGAGCATTATTACTTCTTAGGTATAGTTCAACATTTTCTACTGACTCTTTCTTTGGCTTCTCAGTTTTCTCTTTCTTCTTACGCTTACTAACAAGCTCAACTGACTCACCATCACCAAGTTTATACGCCTTGGTTGGCACACCGTACTTACCCTTGCGCCACTCACATACATAGATGTATCCCATCTCCTCTAAGAGGCGCAGGTGCTTGGATGTTGCCTTAGTTTCTGACCCTATCCCGAATGCAATTTCGGCGGCGGTCATGTTGACTCTTGTTTGTAACAGGTTAATGATCTCTTGTTGTTTGGGGCTGTTCATGTTTTCACCTTAAATTTTGGTAGTGGATACCATGCTGTAAAGTCCTTTAAGTTCCGTGCGGATAAGACTGCGAATACCGCCACGCCTGATGGGTTCAGAGCAATCAGCTTACGTCCATGTGGTGCTGCGTTCATGTCTGTACACCACTCTGGGTCTGAGTCAGTTAGGGGTGGGATCATTATGTTCTCCTTGTAGGTAGCACAACAACCAACCTTCCGTTGACAACACGCAGAGTGTGTCTGTACCAACTTGCTCCGTATCCGCTCATGTGTTGCGCTCCTTTAGTTTAGCTTCAACTGCAAATATAGCTTTCGCAAAATCATTTAGTTCTTCCAACTCTGCTTCATTGGGGGTGCAATCGTCAATAATTTTATGTATCTCCTCATCCGTCAGACCGACCCATTCTTTGCGTGGTGGTGCGGTGTAGAGTGGCTGTACGCTTTCGGGTTCAATCGCCCAGTCAGTCGGATCAAAAATATGCAAATTTCCTTCATAAATCCACGCTTTAGGTTCTTGCTCAATCTCCCGTGACGTTTCTTCTAGACCATCAAGTGCGGCTTTCTTGCGAAGATCAAGTAACTTGTTGTGCCATCGCATCGCCCGACCATTCGGATCATTGCAGTTAACATCATTACAGTACGGGTTGTCGGTAATGCCCATCCATGATTCCGGCACTCTTTCTTGCTTCTCTGCTTGCTCAATTGCTTGGCGTAGGGCGGTGATAGCTTTATGTTGTTTCTGTTGTGGGTAAATACTTTCCTCCAACGCATCCAACGCTTGCTTCATTGCTTCGATGCTCATTTCTCACCCCTTGCTCTGATTGCTTTGGCGTGTTGCTCTCCAGTTGCAAAAAACATATTTTCTTCACACAACTTCGCACACGCCTCACGCTCGTCTTTCCTCGCAGCGGCTTCGACTAGCTCGGCAAAGCGTTCAACAATGCTTGTATACCACCCTTCATCAAACCAAATTTCATTTGTTCTATCTTCAACATCAAACCCAGCTTGTCTCGCAAGCTCTTTGATTCGTTCGTTCATTCTGTTTCTCCTGATTTATATTTAAGTTGCGGTCTGCGCCATAAAACCCAGCCAAGGTGCAACCCACTGGCGTAGCTAACTGCCATGACAAACAGCATAAGCCAATCATCTTCGCTCATACCGACCCCTCTGCCTTAGCGATTGCTGCTTTGCAAGTTTGTATCACTTCATCGTACCTTGCTCTGATTGCTTTGGCGTAGTCAAACTGATATTGCTCACACAACTTCGCACAAGCCTCTCTTTCTCTTTTTACCGCTTGCTCAACAGCATCACGCATAATGGCTAGGTAGTGTTCGGCAACGTGTCTGCGTTCTTCTGATCGTATATTCTCATCTCGTTCTGCATCGGTTATAAATTGGTTTGCGTAGTCTTGGCGCACTAGCTCGGCAAAGCGTTCGAGTTGTTGCTCGTATTTTTCGTCAAGACCTTTTAAGCAAACCATAAATGCCTGTCCAGCAAGCTCTTTGATTCGTTCGTTCATTCTTTTTTCCCCATCGCACGATCCATCTGCTCGTCTAAGCCTTTCTCTGTACACATAAACAAGTGCGCCGTGTATTTGTTCAGCCATTTGTAACGCTCGGCATCATGTTGCAACGCCCTCACTTCTTTGGCTATTGCTGCCATCTCTTCGCTTGTAACGAACGCACCCTCGTCCAGTATCTTTAGTAGTTTGTCTAGGTTGTTCATGTCAGTTGTCCTTGTCGAACAATGTTTCTTTATGTAACTCAACCATGTCCTGTGCAATCTTGATTGCTTGCTTAGCTGTCTTGCCGCCGCTGATTGCTGCCGCAGCGTAGTAGTCAAACAAAGTCATGCCCTCCCAACGAAACGCCTCTGTACCGTTCTGCCCGCCGATCATGGTTGGGTAGGCGGGGCCTCCTGTCTTATTGATGTCCATTTAATTCTCCTTGATCCATGAACGTACTGCGTTAGTTAATAGTTTCACTTCTACTTGCATATTCATACAGTGCTCTAAGGCCTGTTCGTAATTCTTGTGAGTCATCGCTTCGTGCATTAACTGCGTTTCCTTTTCGAGTTCAAGTTGGTACCCAACATATTCAATCGGCTTAGCGTTCTCCATACGACTTACCTGCTCCTGATTTTCGGTTTGCTAGATTTGGTATTACAGTAACTGCGTCTTGTGCCGCCCATCCGTTATCTAACCTATACGTTATTGTGTTATGCCGTATACCACTTCGCGCACTCCATACGGATACTGGCAGCGTCTCATTGCCTACGGTTATCAACCTGTTAGTCCTCCTATTGCGGTTTTGCTCAAGCACATTTGCCCAGCGGCAGTTTGTTGGGCTGTACCCCTCGTTGTTGTTTATGCGGTCTATAGACGCACCCTTAAACGGTTGCTGCCCCATGTCCGCTAAAAAGTTTTCGTATTTTGACCACCGTTCACAAACAGTTATGCCTCGACCACCGTAGTTTGCGTATGCTTGGTGTGTCGGTAATTTGCAGCGGTCTACCATACTCCTCCACACGGCGTACTCCGGCGTTTTTGACCCACCATGCGTCTTGTTAGCGCACGATCCGCATGAGGTTGTTGACCCCCTACGCAGGTTGCGCTCCTCAAACCACTTCTCTACACCGCACTGACACCGAGCCAGCACCTCAAACCGAGACTTCCCGAGCCCGTGTTTGACTCGGCGCTCATCAAGCACCGTAAGTAACTTAAACGTTTTGCCGACGATACCACCGAGCGCCCGCCGACGTACCCTAGGTATAACAATCCGCAAGTGATTTTCCATACGCACCCTCCGCATCCAAAACAATTCCGGGCAACCACTCAGGCGTTTCCCTCATGGTGCCCAACACAAACTCCAAAGCCTCCGCCGCTTGATTGTCGGTAACGAACATGTAGAGAGCGTCGTGAATAGTCAACACCACCGCATATCGTTTGGACACTTTAAGCATCTGCTCAGCCATTACACATCTAGCGACAGCTTGTGTCAAGCCCTGAAACAGTTTAGCTCCATATAATCGGTCAACCCCGTTGCGTTTTTTGTAGACCCAACCCGTCTTCCCGTCTGTGGTTTCCTGCCGCAGTTCTGGGTACTGCATGTAAAGACCTGTGGGCAAGCGAATACCTTTTTTACCTTCTACGATAGCTACATCGCCGTAAGCAAACTGCGTGGTTGTGTTGTTATGTATAGCCTCAATAGCTGTGGAACCTCTCTCCCATATTGACTTAACTTTGTTGTACTCCTGTCTGTATAACGAAACGATACGCACTGCTTCGTCTTCTCCAATATCCACACCAGAGCCTGTCTTTATGGCATTGCGTAATTTGACTGCACCGACCCCATAAATCAGGCTGAGCTGTGAAGTCTTACCAATGAACCGTTGCTCTTTAGTGACCTGCTCGTAGGGCACACCAAATACACTTGACGCAAAGTCTTTGTATAGGTCTACACCACTACTCAATAGTTGTAGTTTGTCGTGCTGCCCTGCTAACCACAACCCGACTCTGAGCTCGATGTTGGATAAGTCCGCACCAACCAAGGCGTACCCTTCAGGCGCTTGAATGGCTTTCTTCAGTGCTGAATCTCTAGGCACATTTTGCATGTTTATTGACCCTTCGGCTGACCATCTCCCCGTTCTTGCTCCGTAGTACTTCAGGGGGACAGGTAGCTTGCCACGCTTAGCGATGTCGATGAACCGTTGGGTGCGTGTCTCTTCCAAAGTAGTTTTGTTGCCAAGTCGAGCGGCAACCAGAGCTTGTACCCGCAGATCAGGATGTGATGCCAGTTCTTTAAACTCCTCATCGGTCTTGGCAAACGCCCATGCCACCTTGCCTGTACGTGCACTGATCTTGGTAGGGGGGTCTACCTTTAACATCTTAAGTAATTCGGCGAACTTGTCGTTCGACATGAGTGTGTCTTTGTCTGCTGCCGCAGCTTCGAGCAGGGCTTCCTTCTTGTTCTTAACGTCTTCCAAGTGCTGCTCAAGCAAGGGCAGGTCAAGCTCAAGCTTAGGCTCGATGAACATACGCAAGGTCGTGTCGATTACTTTTAGCTCCCGCTTGGGGAAGTCCTGAGCCATAACCATAAACAACTCATACGTCAGGTCTACATCGTTCTTACAATACTCTGCATACTGATTCATCTGGGCAAGGCTGAAGTCTTTACGGTGCAGCCCCTTCGACCACTTCGTATCGTCACCCTTAACACCTAGCTCGTAACGCTCAACAAGTTTAGAGAGTGAACCTCCCGCATCCACACCATGCACTGCACGTGCCATACACAGCGTATCGAGCCAGACCTTAGCCTTGATACCAAACAACCACGACAGGATCGCTCCATCGAACTGCATGTTATGGGCAAGCACGAATGAGTTCTCCCAGTCGAACTGCTCAAGCCATGATTTAGTCTGTTCAAAGTCGCCAGTGAACCACCGAGTCTTTTCCTCATTGACCTTGACCGCTACACCCACAACCTCGAACTGATCGTCACGCACATACTCCTCGGTAGTCATCTTAGTCAGCGAGAACTCAGTACTGAAATAAGTTTCAAAATCAACTGTGATTAGGTTCAATTTATAGTCCTTGTTTTGATAACGCTTCGGCATAGTCTTCAAGGGAGATACCGAGCTTCTCTGCCATAGCTACTTGTGTTGCAGTTAGCGATACTGCTCTCCTTGCATCCGTCCACCCAGTAGCATACCTGTCCGACGCTTTGTATTTCACAGTGGGTTTGCCCTCATCTTCCATCAGTGTTTTTAAAACTTCTTCGGAAAATCGGTCTATGAGAATCTCTCGCAGCTTAGCGCTGTATGCCTTCTGCTCCTCTTCGGTAAATATAGGCCAATCACTTTCTACTAGGCGCCTCCACTTGTGTTTCTCCACAAACTCCTCTGGATTGGTGTCCATCCTTGCCAGTATTATTTTTAGTCCGTTGTTCATAATAGTGCTCCTACATATTCTTCGAGTACCTTGAACCTGATACCTTTGATTACATGCTTGACTCGTGCATCCTCCTCACTTGTTTGCAGCTTGATGAGTTTGAGTTCCACCAAG